CCTCCGTAGAAGTCGCGCTCTTTCTGTGTTAGTTCTTGATTAGGTTCGTGCTATGCTTATCCGTACAACCCGGCACGGCGCATTTGAACTGCCGTACTTCATTACGCTTCTTACCCTGATACTCCGTCTCCGCAAGCTCAACTTCCATTGTCTTGTTCAAGAGCGGCCCTTGATACTTCCACTGTGAAGGATCATCAGGATGTGTGTCGGAACCTTCAAAGAACCCCGGTAGTGTCAGGTGAGCTTTTTCAGTTCCAGCAAACTCATCCTGTACTTCTTCCATCGGCAAACCGGTAGCATGAACGAAGTCGAGGATAATGAAACCAGCCTTAGAATTAAGGCCAGCGAAAATCCTGCGGCCATCATACTCTGCGTTATTGATGATAGCAAGCTCGGCGTTCAGTGACACAGACTCTCCATCCTTTGATGCCCTCGGACGGAAGTTCTTGATCTGTAGTGTGTACCATCCTGCTGGTACGGGCGATGCTCCAGTGAGTTCTTCTTTCTGATACGACATTTGAAATGCCATTGTGTGCTGCTCCTTGCGCTTTGGTTTTGAAATCTGGTTAAAGTTTTGCTAACGCCGCTCGTTTAGCCTTATGCTTCGCAATCATGTCCATGATGTTAGGCGGTTCGGTAGCATCAAGTAACATTGTAGTCGATGCCGTCACATCATACGTTGGCTTGCAAGTGACTTTATAATTCTGCTTACCGTCAACCTGAATACGGTAAACTTCATTGAAAAGACTGAGAATATTTTGAAGATACTGAGGACTAACCACTACCTTTCCAGTGTATTTGGTTTCATCCTTAGTAGACTCAGCGTTATCCTTTTCATCACGTTCGTGGAAAACAAAGATTATGTTCACTCCAAGTGGTACAAGCTCACCGATAAGATATTCGCAGTACCTTTGTACTCCTACCACAACGTCCCAGTCTTTTCCTTTGTATACAGTAGTAGAATTACCTACTCTAATACCCTTGAAAAGCGTAGGAGCTTGTCTGCGAATCTCGTCTTCGAGAGCTTTTACCATGAATGTAACAGAATCAAATACAACAGTTGTTGGAAGAGCTAGACCTTTAGCCTTATTTGCTTTCATTACTGAAAGATCTGACTCAATCATAAGCATTGTTGGTTTAGAAAGAATAAACAAATCAGGTTTACCTTCCAGCGACTCAGCACGATCATCAAAGTCATAATATCTGATCGGTCCCGGCGCCGTAGCAGCAAGCCAACTCTTCCCACTCTTCGGTACTCCCATAATTGCAATCTTGAGACGCTCTGTGGCGTGTACATCCTCAGAGCGTACTCCTGTCATATTCGTAAACACGTTTAGTGTTGTTGCCATTATGCTTCTCCTTCTTCCACGTGAGCCGAGAACCTTGTACCATCATGCTCAAAGGTAGCTTTTTGCTCAGCTAGGAAAAGCTCGGCTTCTTCTTTGGTGTCAAATGGTCCACGACGTTTTGATTTTGCGTTATTGCCAGCTCTTGCGCCCACACCACAAACACCTTTTCCTACAACATACCACTTTGCCATTGGATTCCTGCTCCTTTGGTAGTTACTTCTTTACGGTTGCTACAGATCCGGTATCTGCCACTACAACAGCTTGCGCTGCTGCCAGAGCCGCCTCATCCGCAGTTATCTGTGCATCTTGTGTCATCTCACTGGAAGCATGAGCACGACACTTCTGATACTGCGTGACTGTTTGTGCTGCCGGATTCTCGTCTGTTGGCGTGTCAGTAGTAATTGTGACAAGAAAATCACCTGCTCGCCAGCATTGCATATGATTTGCAAGCATCTGCTGGCACTTAGTAATCTGCAAATTCGGCAGACTTGTTACAGGTTCGTACGTTTTCGTTGTTGCCATGTGCTACTCCTTCTCCTGCTTGTTAAAATGTTGTAGGTTGAACAGCTTCCGTATCCCATATCGGTAGCTTAAGGAAACCATTGTTGAGAGTAGCTTGTTCCGCTTCTCTAGAACTCTGTCTGCATACATCTCTGAACGCACACGTTGTCATGTGCCAGTTTGTGCAAGCTGTTGTGTTGCGCCAAAGAGGAGAACTAGCTGCAAAACTCTCTGTATCGAGAATTAGATGCTGTACAGTTGCAAGCATCCTATAACGATAGGCTTCGAGCTGCTCTGTTGTCTTCCTAATCGGTACACGCTTAAACCGTTCTTGCGGCGTGGAAGCTGGCTTCTTCTGAATCAAGTTCATCAGAATCTTCGAGCAATCACGTTTCAAGAGCTGATCCTCTGGTACAAACTGAGGAAGAATCTTTGAGAGTGCATAGATATAGCCTGTCGGACCTTCCTCTGTCTCAAACTGCATCCCAGGATCGCCGCGAAAGGCTCCCATTGTCTTATGATCCATAGGACAGATGAAATAGCCATCGTCTACGATCAGATCCATTCTACCGGCAAGGTAAATTTCAATATCCTCGCCAATGAATAAGGGAACTTCACCGTTTCTACCGAATGAGACTTCTGTGCCAAGAACTCTGATCTTCTCATTCAACGGCGACATTACAGACGCATACTGCATTAACAAGCCAGCGAAACCGAATACGCCGCCGATAACCTTAAACTCCTTATGTTCTGAGTGTGCATCCATGTTCATTTCTTGCCATTCGGCCATAGCACGGACAGAAGCCCACTTAGTAACATCAAAGTCAAGATTCTTAAACTCCTGATAGTACATCTCCAGCATCTTGTGAAGTAGAACACCAAAATCCAAGTACCACGCACGTTCTTTTTCTCCTTCTTTGACGCCGGATTTCTTTTGATAACCTTGGACGTTGGAGTAAAAGAAATGTTGAGCACAATTTCTATAAGTGCTTAACATGTGGTTATCTATGACGACAATCAACTTCTGCTTGGCCTCATCGTAGCGTACCCACGGCAACGGTGTACGATTAAGAAACTCAATCAACTGACCGGAGGGTTTCATCTACTTCTCCAATTCTGCAATTTGCTTGCTGAGATAAAACTGAGCCTTCTTCAAGTCTTGCAGCATATTACCTTTGTGCTGTGCTCTAGCAACATACTTTACAACCTGCCAAAGCAGTGGACTCGTTGGAAACCAATCCTGTAACACATCTATAACCTCAAAATCACCAAAGGTATAGTGTGAAGGATGGTTCACTAGATCGTCGCCGAGAAGTTTAAGAGATTCTTCTGCGTTCTTTTTCAACTCAGAATTAATCACGTTTACACCTGGTAAATTTTTCACTGTATCTCCTACGCTTTCTTCAGCATCGCAGCTATCTTATCCATCGTCATTCCTTTAGCGGCCATATTCTTGAGCAGCGCCGCTATTTGTTCTTGCGCTTTGGTCTTTGACACTGTACGGGTTTTCTTCACCGTTGTCGTAGTAGTATGATTCACATCTGTCACTGAAGGTGTTAAGTGAATCTTCACACCAGCGTACCTGTGCATCTTAGCTGTGCGACGTTGCTCTTGCTCAGTACACATCAGCGATAGGATATTTCGATGATACTCAATACTCAAATCAAGCTCAAGATCTGAAAGTTCGTTGATCTTACGCTGTGCAAAGAGCCAATCCAGACCGCTAATCTGTATTTCTCTGGCTCTGCGCCGATAAAACACTATGTCACCCTGGTCATTTTTGTGCTCATAAGTTTTAGTAACAACACTCTTAGACACCGAAATATCACTCAGACAATTCACACAATACTGTGCATCAATCGTAGAAGCAAAGTGAAAACAAAACGGTTGGCCACACCGAGCACAGGTTATAACTGACGTTGGATGGGTGAGGTTTAGCTCAAGACACACATCACATACTGTCGCTGTTAAATGGGAGTCTTCAACTTCTGTTGGCTCTGCCGGAATATCCGTGTGTGAGGCTTCTTCTGCTGTGATTTCTTCCGGCTCATCCGTCGGCGCAAAGATTTCTTCCGCCGGAGATTCTGCTTCGGCATCTCTAGCATCTTCTTCACCTTCTGTATCAGCTAGATCACCAATCACGAAATCATCGTGCTCTGCCATGCTATTCTCCTTGTGTGCTTATGTTGCAGAAACTTGTTTGATCTTATTGCTCTTTAGAGCCTGCTCGGCCCTAGCCATTTCCTCTAGAGCTAGAGGGTAGACATTTGTAGGTAGTTGTTTAGATAAGAATAAGTGTAACAGGACACGCATTAAGGCGCTCTTGCTAAGTTGCGGATAATCTACTTTAAGCGCCTCGTTTTGTGCTACGAATATGCGGGCGGTCATCGCTACGGTCGGTCCGGTTCGGGTGGTCATGTACCCATGATACTCGCCTGTATGCTCGCAGTCAAGGGGCGAAAAATGGCCGTATGCACCTTTGTTTTCAACGACTTAGCCCAAATCCCGAAAATGGAAGGCCCGCCCTTAGGTCGAAGCGGGCCTACCGAGTGAGCTAGTGTGAGCGCTCTTACAGCACCTCCAACGTATCACCATCAGTCCACAGACTTCTTACCCAGTGCGGACTTATGATACAACCGTCTGAGGCATTGTGAGACATATCGGATGTGTCACCGTGGTTCATAAACGCACACCGACCAAACATGCGGTTCGTTGGTGCAGGATTAAGCCGCCAACACTGTGGACCGCGCTTAGGATCGTCAAATGGGCCAGAGAAGGTGTATGTTCCTGCTGGAAGCGGACCTTTGTCTTGAAGATTCTGAGAGTGGATGTCGTTGAGATACGCTGCATTGCCGCTGTAGCCAAAGCCAATGAGTTCTAAGTCTGTTGGCCTTACAGAGTTGTCAAGCGTAACAGGTCCAGTACCTGCTTCAACAGAGCGCCTGAAGAAAGTGCCCCAGTAGCGATCGTAGTAGTATTTCATTCTGGCTCCTTGAAATGAAGACAGTCGCAGTTAGCTTCGCTACAGTCTTCATCATAGTTAACATGGGATTCTCTCATATGAGCACAGCAAGCACAAAGATCAGCAACGTGCTCATACCAATAGGGGTCGTCATCCTGCTCTTCATCAGGATCAACTAGTCCTGCATCTTGAGGAGAGATGTAATCTCCTCCGCAGTGCTGCTGCTCCATCAGAGATTCTGCTTCTTGCTTAGATTGAGGCATACTGTCTCCTTATGTTCTCATTCTGTGTGAGAATGTTAGCAATATCGTTGATTGATACGAACGCGCTGTGCGCTCGCTTGACGGTATCGGAACCTGCTATCTTGTACAAGTAATCTCCCATACCGAGTAGATTCTCGGCGCCGGTTTCGTCAAGAATAACGCGAGAATCCATCGAGCTTGGCAACTTGAAGGATACTCTAGCAGGAAAGTTTGCTTTAATATCCCCAGAGATTACCTTGACTGAAGGCCGTTGAGTAGCAAGAATTAAATGTACTCCAGCAGCCCTAGAGATTTGTGCAATGGTTTTCAAGAGTGAGTGTATTGACGGTGGACGCATTTTACGCTCGATCTGTGCTAAGAATGCGTTATCCTGATCTAGCACATCCGCCAGCTCGTCGATGATAAGAATCTTGTACTTGAACTTCTTATCACCGTAGCCATTGATTGTGCTGTTCCACTCTCCAATGTTCCGCGCTAACCCACTCATTTGGGCATTTCGCAACCTAACATCTTCAAGTAAAACCGTAAGCGCGGCTCTGAGATCAGAGATGTTGTTGAGTACGTATTTAACATGCTCAAGTCCCTTGAATAATACGAGATCAAGATTCTTAGTATCCACAAGGATAAACTCAAGCTCTTCCGGAGAACGAAACAGAGAAAGCGAGCAAATAAGCTGTGCGGTAAATACGCTTTTCCCTGAGTTAGTAGCTCCCGCGACCAGTAAATGCGGCTGCTGAGCAAGATCAGCATAAAGGTGTTCTCCGATAGTGGATTGACCTAGTAACAGAGGCAGCGCCATTCCACGAGTAAGTTCCGAGGTCATCATTTTATGCAAGCAAGCATCAAACTGTATGGTTTGACGGTCTGCACGTGGAACAGAAATAGCAACTTCGCCGAGAGCACGTTCTACACGAACGGACTCTACAGCAAGAGAGCCAGCAAACTCTTCTTCTTTGTTGAGGATGCTGGAGAATTTAGGCTCACCGAGAGGTTTGAAGTAGAAGATACGAACCACCGGACCCTCTACCATACGGGAGAAGAGCGCGCTGAAGCCTAGCACAAAAAGCTTTCTCGTCAGCGTCGTGACTTGATGCTGGATGAGCGGGCTGTATTGTGCTAGACGTTCAGATTGTTTTTGCGCGGCTTCAGAAGGAAGCATTTATGACTCCTTCTTGCAGAGTTTCTGGAAATACGCTAACTGATTCTCCATGCAATCCGATCCAAGTTCCAAATGACAGACACCTGGACCAGTATGCACGTAGAGTTGGTGGAATTCAAAACCTTTTCCTACAGGCTTTCTGCCGTAGGTGAGAATAGTTACAGTAGTTAGTTTCTTGAGCCTTGACTCAAACTCACGCATTCTCATTTTTGTGCCCCACTTTCTACTTGCGCTCTGAAGCTAGCAGACGCCAGCATCAAACGATGGCACGGCGCGAGATACTTGAACGCTTGCGCGAAGTTTACCTTCGCAGGATCGAAGTGCAGAAAATAGCCTCCGGTTTTGGAAGAGAGATATTTCAGAAGCTCAATTTCCTTGCGCTCATACTCTGCTCCTACACCAAAGTATACAGTATCAATCGGGATACCAGAACCTGTAGCTTTGGCAATCTTAATGATAACGTCAGCAGAGTGAATCCACGGATTGGAATTAGAACCATAATAAGTATCTAATTCTTCTCCATAGTCTGCCGCTAGAGCGTCCGTCGGCGAGCCGTCAGTAAAAGCGATTAGCCGAGTCAGCGTGGGCGTAGCTTCAAGAGCTTTCTTGAGAGTGTTAAAAAACGGTGTTCCACCACTCCGTAGATTTATCTCACGAATATCCGTAGCGAGCTTTAGCAAATTACTCTCAAGCTGTGTATCACACGCTGTAGAGTTCATAAAATGAATCGCCACGGAAGTTTGATTGGGAATACAATTCCGCAGATACTCAATCATTCCAAGTTTTGCATCATAAATGTAACCGCCCATAGAACCAGAATCATCAAATACAATTCTGTTTCGGTCTGGGCACTCGCCGGGTGGAATATAGCGCACGATTGCACTAGGATTCGTCCCTGCTGGAGCTGTGGATGCTTTGAGAGCTTCGATAGCTGCTCGCTTGGCGTCCACGGCGTTTTTAGGGTTTTGGATTTGAAAGCCCATTGCTGATTCTCCTACTTCTTTCTGTTTCGCCATACAATTTTAACGCGCGTTAACCAAAGTGCGTCATACATCTTAGCATAACGCCATTCTTTACGACGACGCTTGAACCAATGATAAATTTTGCTAAGCATTGTACACACTCCAAAGCATGTTAAGCTCACTCATCTTAGTACCATCGCCGTTATTTCTGTCAGGATGATACTTCAATGCAGCGCGGCGATAGGAGGATTTATCCAACGTCTCGCCCATAAGCTGCTTGAGCCTTTGTGCTACGGTTTCTTTCGTCATCGTAGCTTGTGCTACGGGCTTGCCGTAGTTGTAGAAGAAATCTTCCGGTCGCACATGTTTGGCAGAAAGACTAATCCGTTTGTTCACAGCTTGCGCTGCTAGATCTTGAACCTCAATGAGTGTGACTCTTTGTGTGATGGCATCTGTGACAGCGACTAAACGCTCAAGCGTAAACTTGCCCCATTCGTCAAAGTAGCTCCAGACATTTGTAGCTGGATCAAAACTTCTCTGTGCTACAGGCGCATGCTTGAGAGAGAGCTTACAAATCTCAAAAATCATCTTCTCTGTTGCGCTGTTGAAGTTAATTGCGAGTTTGCCATTTCCCCAAGAAGAAAGAACTAGCTCTGCGAGCACAATTTTGTCAGAGGTGTCTTTGTGGTATTCGTAGTACACATACATACACGTACCCTGTGATCTTCCCGCAGCGACGCTGCTAAGAATGTGAGTGGTGATAGAATTGTGAAGAGTGGGTCAGAATGATATGTCTGGTTTAATACAGCCCCTCAGTACCTTAGCTGTACCCACTCTTCTTGTGGCCATAGTAATGGCCGAGTAGACAATTAGTTTCAACGTAGTATCGCTACGTTTACTTATAGTTCCGCCACCGAAAAGGCTTGTCTATGGAACCATTGTGAGTACAGCAATTAAAAAAACTACGGAGTATGCGTCCCCTACACATACTCCGTATGCTGAATTGTAACCTTGTCAGCAAAATGCTACAACCCTGTTCTTACTCAGCAGCTTCAGTCGTAGCTTCAGTCTGTGAAGCCAGCAACAGCGCCAAGAAATCCGCCTGTTTGTCAGCCGGAACACCCATAGCATTGAGTTGCTTGATGAGCTTGTCAATGTCAGAGGTAGACTTCCGAGTGGGCGGCTCATTGATAGCAGTAATGAGATCAATAGTCTCGCCGTCATGTACAGGAGTCGGCTCGCCGGCTTCTTCCTTGATCTCATCCATGTAGCCAATAGCGCGAGCTGTTTGAATTGCATTGAGGCCGTACTGGAAGATGTAGACACGCTGAGCTTCATCAGGAACTAGCGTCTCCGCACCAGTCCAAGACTTGACCTGATAACGGATAAACTCGTTCTCGTTGAAAAGTGTAAAACCTTCCCTAGCAGGCCCAGTCCACGAAACAGCCACGCCAGCGTGAGGATTAGCAGTGCCGTCCTCCAGCTTTTCCGGCTCCTTCTTGTCGGACTCAGATTTTACAGCCTTCTTCTCGATGGTAGTCTTGCCGTCGGCATCGGTTCCGAGCTTGACAAACTTGCGATAGGTGAGCTTTTCCTGAGTCAGCACACCCGCCTGCTCCGTTACGTTTACATCTGCCATTTGTAGTGCTCCTTTGGTAGAACATATTCTCCATTAAAGGAGAGTTAGAGTAGAGCCTTGGCTCATGTACTCTTTAGAACAGAGTGGAAGAGAGGAGAATGGCCTAGTAGAAATGATCTAGTTAATAGCTTATTCTACTGCCCAAGAGTCTCTTCAAACTCTGTTCTAAAGAATACACCTCACATCTGTGTGTGTGTGAGAATATGCGTGATAAAGTATGCGCATCTCACTTGCTGTGTTAGACTTCACGGTCTGCCATAGCTTGCTTGATCTGCTCATAGGTAAGACCGTTCACAGTTTCAAGAGCTGGATTAAGATTGTCGAGTAGAATATCAGTAACATCGGCAATCGCATCCAAAGTTACCTTATCTGTTCCTGTCTCAAGCCAGTAATCACGATCAAACTGATCGTCCACGGTGAGTCTGAGTATGAATGTAACCTCAATTTGCTGAGGAAATGTGGAATCTGGCACATTCGCTGCGATTGCTGCATCTGTCATGTTATGTTCTCCCATTCTCAAATGATACACCTCTCGGCGTCGATTGTCAAGAGCTAAGATGCTGATTTTCAAGCTATTTAGCGCATCTTTTGAAGGTTTTTCAAGCTAATTAATCGACCTCGCAGACGGCATTGAAGTGACTTTTACGGAGTTCTACTTCGGTTCGAAGTGCTTCCACATATGCCTGAGCACCTGTAACACAACCTTCGTAGAACATGCCCATGCCAAATTGACGAACGTGCTCAATATCCGCGCCGGAAATGTTATAGGCTACCTTGAGTAAGAGAATGAGCATAGCTTCCAGCTCATTATCCTCTGGTTTCAGTGATGCGAGTTTTGGTAATGTTGGCATTTTCGGATTCTCCTTTTTAGAGCCTTTAGCTCTCCAGAGCACATCCACGTGGGGGTCGCTATAACAGCTCGCGAAGAAGAGACTTACGGCCACTTGTTATAACAGCCTGGATGTGCTCTGGAGAACCGAAGTTCTCCTGTAGCTACACTACTTGCGCCGCCAACTTTGTTTTTCTAGCAGCACGGTAACGCTTAGCGTTATTCACGATATTCGATTGTTTATCGTGAGCACTTATACTACGTATGCTTTTCTTCATTCGCGGCACGTCCACTCTTGGAGTATTGTCAGCGCATATCCACGTAGCTTCAAGTTCCTTTACGTCGATATTGTGAATCTGTGTACTTCTCATGTGTCTTGCCTCCGGTGGCACCTGCGGCGCCAATGAAAATGTTGAGATAGAATGTACTACGTGGGTGCTACCATGCTATAAGCATATACACAGCTAGAAGTATAACTGTGAAGCCTGCACGATAGATGAGTTTCTCATGCTTGAGATACCATTCATCTGAGAACATTTGTTGGATTCTCCTTTTCTGCGCTTAGCCTTGCTGCGTTCCATGCCACGCGGTATGCCGCCCCACTGGTAGATGGTATCCCATCGGCGCGTACCAGTATCAGCCTGATGCTGACTTCGTTTTTGACCTGAGCGGCTATGGCAGAGCAAGGTCTGCCAACTTATCTAACAACAGCAATCCATATCCATTTCACAACGTGATATAGGATAAACCAGAATAAAATAGAGAATCCCAAACATCCTAAACATCCTATACCACGTTTACTAATACGCATGATATACTCCTTTCTGTTGTTGGTTGTTAATCTCTGTACTCAAATCCATCACCGTGAGAGTTCTCATTGAGCTTTCTGCCAGCTTCAACTCGTCTGACAGCTTCACGATAATAAGCGCGTTCTTGAGCTGCCGCTTTCTTCGCTTGCTCATAATTCCATATGAGCAATACAAGAATGAGTGTAAGAACGCTCAATCCTAGCATAGCAAAGATTACAATGTCATTCATTTGAATAGCTCCTTTGGGCATGTACGCATGTACGCATGTGCCTACAGCTTGTCAAATCCGTTGTCAAACTCAGACTCAGCTTCAGCTTCTGAAGATATGTTAGGACTAGAGATAGACTCGCTCTCTGATGCTTGCGCGAGTTCTTCTGGAGTCTCCATCCACTCAGGTTTAATCTCTAAACCATCACGAATAGCAATCTCTCTGAGAGTTCTCCTGACTTCAGGATTAAGCAAATGCGTGCTATTGTCAGAGACTTTACGCTCACTCTTGACAATATCACACATTTTTACAGGAATCTCAATTCCTGCAATCTCAGCTATATCCACAACTGAGAGATCAATCTTTCTTGCTGCAAACTCTGCTCTGGCTGCGGCGTCTTTATACTTCGCTCTCACAGCGTAATAGAGCTTATTAATCCGTGTATTCTTTTCTTTCTCATCATACCACCTAGCACGTTCTAGTGGATTCTCAGAGTTTTTCATCCAACCATACTGTGATACAAAAATCGGGTAATCCTTTTTCGCTTGTTTATATATCAAAAGCATTTGTACATACTCTTGATACTCTGGTAATGTGGCGCGATCTATCATTTGACCTAGCTCCTTCACTCTCATAAGTATACGCTTCGAGAGTGATGCTTGTCAAGCTGCTAGAAAGCATGGGGGGTCGATGGCTTCCCAGCTAAGTCTCATCAAATCATCGACTTATGACCCCTACCTAATCATGGGGCGGAATTTTTGACATTCGATGCGCGGCCTTTTTCGGTTGCGTCGCCGCTTTCGCATTTCACACTTGGAGAGAGAAAGCTTTACTTGTTCTTTTTTCTTTTCTTGTTATTTTTCTTAGTATATTTTTATTTTTTTTTTTTTTTTTTTTTTTTTTTACTAAGAGAAAAACTTCTTAAACGAATTTGCGCAAAAACGCATTTCGCAAAGGCACCTTTTCAGCCATCGCGTGTCAAAATTTCCACCCCTACACTAGCTACCCCTCCTATGTTGCACATTTCAAAGGTTCGAGAGGCCTAGTCGATGACCCCTCATACATTGTAGTATGAGAGAGAGAACAGAGTGTGCAGAGAGAGAGAGTACATGCACCTACGCTACAGAATAAGCACAGGGATTTCTCCCTGTACTCATTCTGCATATGTTTCAGCACACACTCTGCGCATGTGCTGTCACTTGACCATATTTAGGTCAAACCCAAACTGCCGGCACAGGGCGCGGAAACTTTTTTCTACCGGCTCGGGCAGGAATGTTCGATTGGCCAGCAGCTTTGCTTTCAAGGCACTCAACAAAGTAAGTTGCTGTGCGCCAGTGGTCTTATCGGCCAACTTCTGAAGTTCAGCTTCACCGTACGTTTTGATGGAGTGCTCGGCGCTAGTCAAACTCTGATACCACTGTTGCATGATTCCCAGATACTCGCCGCGTGAGTCTGAGAAAATCTTGTTGTTCGCTTCGGTGAGGATTGAAGCGATAACATACAGCGTAGCACTATCTGTGACGCCGGTAGAGCTAAACTCCACATATGCGTCACGTTCCGCTTGCTTCAATGCTCCCCACTTTGCGGCAAGGGCAATGCGTTGACGTTCGTTCAACACTGACAACGGGTTAAATTCAACGGCGCCGTTTACCGGCGTCACTTTGGAGTCCGTAACCTTCACTGACTTCAACTCAGATACATTCTGTTCGTTACTCATGTTTGTTTTCTCCGTTTACAGCGTCAATACGCTGTGAAGAGTATAGGATAAGTTGGCCGCTTGCATCTTATCTTCTAGCATTGTCTAGAATACTAGAGTCATTATGGCCGTGAAACTATACTCTTCACAGCATACTACACTGTGAGCACAGTCTCAGAGTGCCGAGTGTCACCACACATACGCGTTACACGTATTCGCCTCTACTGTGCTTGTCTTTCGATTGTCAAAGTATAACCTAATGGTACCGTGGCCTAGGCCGATGGGAACGATGCTTATGCATCTCCCCCATGACTTAAGACTAGTCTTATGCTATCAGGGGAGTCAATGATAGTTTAATACTAAACTATATTCGTTTTCACACTATCTATAGTGTTTACTCTCTAGTAAACACAAGTTACTCTCTTACTACTAACTCTCATGTTACTAACTCCTATGTTATTAACTCCTACATCACTAACTCTCTCGTCATTAACTATTTAATAACTATTGATTAAATAGTAAACATATGCACCTCCGCCTCAAAAAAATCTTTTTCGCGCATAAAACGGGGGGGACGTCTCTACTAAATTTTTTAGAAATTTCAGAACGAGTAAGATCGTAGTAGAATTTGTAAAACTTGTAGCAGATGCTTATGTATGTGCTAGAAGTGATCACACGTGTCCACGCAAAGGCTGTATGTGCCGAAAAATGTGCGCGGGTGCATTTTTTGGCTGTGAAATAGCCCGCATACACTTGACGGCGCCGTTGCAGACGTGGTAGACTTGAAGCATGAACACATGTACGCATAAGAAGTCTGAGATTGAAGACTGCGAGTGTGAGCCTCGGCGATCTGAGAGGATGCGCGAGGCAGTAGCTGAGACTGAACGCCAGTGGCAAGGTGATCCTAGTCCTTTGCGGCGTGCGCTGTATGCACATTTTGAGCGGTATAATCTCACAGCACCGCGCACAGGACCACAAAGGGACGATTTTTAATGACGACCTCAGCAAATTTCGGACATCTTCACTATGGTGGCTCAATCAATCCAAAGAGCGGACGTCTTGGTTCCAAGCCAGCACTGAAAAACGCTTTCAAAAAGTTACAGCGTTTAGAGAAGATTGTACGTTTAGAAGCCGCTGGTTTTGGCGAAGGTGCTATAGCTTCGATGCTCTGTGTTTCTGTCCCACGCTTACGTTATATTAAGAAATCTTCAGACTATCTTAATGCACGTATTAAAATTACCCACGGCATTATCGTAGACATGGACTCAAATCTAGACATGATCAAATCTCAGCGCCGCGAGATGCTCACTCAGATGCTTCCCGCGGCGCTCCAAGTTTTGGCGAATGAAATCCAGTCGCAAGGAACCACTCTAGCAGAGCGTAAGCACAAAGTTGCTTTGGCTCAAGACATCCTTGATCGCGAGGGTCAGTTCGCCAAAATATCTAAGACCGAAGTCAAACCTGTGGATATGTTTGATTTTGAGAAGGCGGATGAAGCGTCACGAAGTATCATCAATGCTATTCGTAGCGCAGCGCCGCCGACACATGGAGAACATACTTTTGCTGCGGTACTGGCGAACAAGGAGTTCTCGAACTCGCACACTCTTAGCGCCGTTGATCAAGAAGAAGCGTTGGCACAACTTGAATCTGACGCGGAGTTACTAGATTCGCTGCCTACAGATGGGACGGTGAACTAGTATGAGGATAAAAAACATTTTCATTCAGACAATTCCTCACGAGAGGCATCGCTATGAGACGGTAGGTGATTATTTCTATACTAAGGATAATTTTATACTTGGTGAAGAAGATATGCAGGTACGTGTGTCAGATATGGGAAACGAGGATTATGAGTTTCTCGTAGCGATACACGAGCTTATCGAGGCTTATCTCTGTCGTAAGCGTGGGATTAGAGAAGAAGATATTACTGCTTTTGATATAGCTTTTGAAAAGTTACGTTTAGAAGGAAATGAGGATGAGCCTGGAGATTCTCCAGATGCACCTTATCAGAAAGAGCATCAGTTTGCTACTAAAATTGAGCGTCAACTTTCTGATGAACTTGGTGTAAATTGGGATGCTTATGATGAAAAGGTGCTGTCTCTATGAGGGATGTGTTCAGTCCAATCTTCGGTCCTCAGTGCTTCGAGTGGATGTACTGGGTAGAGTGTATGACAACCAACATTGACTAAGGAGTAACGAATGGCAAACAAATTTATCACATGGCTTGAGGCAGTACCGGCGGATTTGAAGAAGTTTTTTACGAATCCTGTTGTCGATAGTACCATTACTGATGGTCTCAATGTGGCAGCAATTGTTGATCCTGCTCTTGCACCGTTGCTTGTTGGTATCGCCGCTTCGGTCACAAAAGCCGAAGCTCTTGCAGCGGCGGCAAATGTACAGAGTGGCTCTGGGGCACAGAAACTTGCACTTGTTACTGCTGATGCGCAAGCAGTTTTCACTGCTTATGAAACCGCAACAGGTACTACAATCGAAACAGCTCAACAGACAGCGATCATTAACAGTATCGTTGCATTGCTTAACCAAATTCCATCAAGTACCACCTCGACAACGTCTACACCAACGGTGACTTCTGTCAAAACTCAGGTTTCCACTGGCGCACTGCTCTAAGGAGAAATACATGGCTCTTCAAATGCAAACATTCACCAACGTCTCTGAACCAATGTTTGATGCTTTGGTTGCTAAGATCAAAGTAGACATTGGCCAAGATGTTGCTGCGACAGCGAACGAGACTGTGACAGTTGTTCATGGCTCGTTCGTTTTCACCTATCACTACGATCCTGCGACAAAGACGCTTCAGGTTCAATGCTTGAAGAAACCTTTGTTCATTCCTGCCTCCACGATTATCAACGGTCTTGCTGAGGAAGTAGCAGAGATCATTGCAACCACTGTGACGCCGTCTGCGGTATAGGAGTTTTCTTGAGCCAGCGCGAGATAGAACAGAAGGTACGAGATGTACTCCGGACTCTCGAAGTAGGAGAGACCGGGGATACTTTCGTACCTCGTTCTACCGTTCTGGGTTATAATCTTATTCCTACAGACTTATGCAAAACGCCGGCGGAGAAGAAACAGGTTTATCGCGCTAATTCTTTGATGGACTTGTACTACTTCAGCACTGTTGTAATGGGCAAGAATCGCTTTTCCAAGAATCCTGACAAAGCCTCAAACTTGCATTATCAGATGTGCCTTACAGTAATGAAAGACGGCCTCAAAGAAGGAATCGAAATTCCCCGTGACCATTTCAAGGCTTTGAGTATAGAGACTAGGATTCCTACTCCAACAGGTTTTAAGAGGATGTACGAAATCCATGTTGGAGATTATGTATTTGGTGAGAGTGGCGAGCCAGTCGAAGTTACTGGTGAGAGTGAGATCGAAGATAGTGCTGATAGTTATGGGATAACCTTCTCCACTGGAGATCAGCTTATTTGTGATGCTGGTCATCTCTGGACAGTGGATGATACTGTCAGACTGGCGAATGAGACGTACTATCATGGAGATTCTGTTCTCACGACTGAAGAGATGTATGGTACTTATATCAAAGCCGAGCGTATTGACGCACTTACAGGAGTTACTCACTATGAACATAGGTATAGGATTGCAGTAGCTAAACCTGTTCAATATAGTGAGAAACTTTTAGTTATTCATCCATACGCTTTAGGATGCTGGCTTGGAGATGGAACTTCTGCGAACGCCTCTTTTACTTGTGCTGATCCTGATATAATCTCAGTGCTTCGAGAGGTTGGGATTAAGGTCACAATTCAAGCAGCTAAGTATAGGTATGGTTTTGTCGGTAACTTCTGCACTGAGCTTAATAAACTTGGTGTAACGAATGACAAGCACATTCCTTCTATTTATCTCCAAGGGGCAGAAGAACAGCGTTGGGATCTTCTTTGTGGTTTGATGGATACAGATGGTTCTGTATCAAAAGAAGGTCAGTGCTCTTTTACAAATACTAATTTGGAATTGATGGAAAACATCCGCACTCTAATCGCTTCTCTTGGAATGAAACCAAGTGTTATCAGTCAGTATCAATCTTATATTGGCAAGAAAGAAGATGGCAACATAAAGAAACTTGCGTATGTTTTGACATTCTATCCAAATTCGAGAGTTCCTTTTTACTTGCCTCGAAAGCAAGACAGATGCAGGAATAGAAAACGAGATGACTTTAGATTTATTACTAACATTCAGAAGTTATCTCCTGTAGCAGTTAAAGTAAAGTGTATTTCCGTAGCTTCAAAAACGCAGTTGTATCTAGCAGGAGAAGCATATGTTCCAACTCACAATTCCACAGTCTACAGCGAGTGCTTTCCGATTTGGAGAGCATTACCTTTTGGCAAACGGGAAGAAGATTTCTTCACAAGTGTTGGCTACACTGATCTCTACATTGAGTGGATGCACAGAACCCACAGTCAGGATATACGCATCCTGTTGGTCAGTGAGACCATTACCAACGCAATCAAGTTGGGTAGTAGAATCTCGAACCACTACGAAAATAATTCATTCTTCAATCATCTTTTTCCTGAAATAATGCCTACATCAAAGGAGACGTGGACAAATGAATCCTTACATCAAAGAAGAACTTCCACTGGTCGCGGTCAAGGAGAAGGTACATTTGATCTTATCGGTGTGGGAGCCGCGCTTCAATCACGGCATTACAACGTCGTTGTACAGGATGATTTGGTTGGCCGCGAGGCGCGTAAATCTACAGTCGTCATGGCTGATACAATTGATTATCACCAGATTCTTGTGGGTGCGACTGACTCAGACCCAGATAACCCAGGAAGAGATTTCGACGAGATAGTTGTTGGAAACAGGTGGTCCCACGATGATCTTAACTCACACATTCGACAAGAAGAACCTTATTTTAGCTGGACTACTCACTCTGCTTTGGGTGGGTGTTGTAGTCTCCATCCCTTTGGGAACCCTATATTTCCAGAGGCATTCACGAAAGAGAAGCTACTCAGGTGGAAGAAGCGTCTAGGTTCGTACCATTTTTCTTGTCAGTTTCTTAACTATCCTATTGATCCGTCTAAAGCTAAGTTTAACATGGCGGATTTTCGGTACTTTAATTTTGAGAAAGTTACTGGCGCGCTGGCGATTCCGAAAGAGTCTCCGACACTCAGCAGGTATTTTGAGACCTCGCATCCTCAGCAGTATCGTATTGTCATTCGGCATCATGTAGCAGCTGGAGATGTAGAAAAAGATGTTTTCCCACGGAATCTTGATCGGTATATGACAGTAGATCCGAATCACGGTGGCTCACATCTAGGAGCTGAGGCCGGCAAAGATGGTCGGTGCCGCCATGCTATCGCAGTGACTGGTGTAGAGCGTGACCCACGTAGAGTATATCTGCTCGATCAGTGGGCAAAGGCTTGTCCTATAGATGATTTTGTCAAACAGATTTTCTTTCTTGCTGTAAAGTGGAAGCTTCGCGTTGTCTATGTTGAAGCTGTGGCAGCGCAGAAGTATTTACTTTACCATCTGAATTACTTTGTCGAAGAGCACAAGCACTCACATCCAGAACTTATTGGGATTCAATTTCTTCCACTCAAAACTCCTCAGAACGCTGGTGCTAAGGCTGAGCGAATTGAGAATTTCATTCCAATCGTAGAGCGTCATGAACTTTGGTTGGATACGAATAATTGTGCAGAGTTCAAAGAAGAAGCAGAACAATATGGTCAACGTAAGGGTCTAATTGATTTACTTGATGTTCTATCCTACGGTCCACAGATCTGGAAGTTCGATAAAGTTTCTCAGGAACATGTTGATGAATTCATGATTAAACAACGGGCACAGTTCGTAAAACGTATGACAGCAGCAGTGGCGTAAGGGGGAGAATAAACATGGACTGGGCAGCGTGGGGACCAACAATCGTAAGTATTATCACTTGTATCTTTTTTGCTGGTATTTTGTATTCTAATCAGAATAATCATACTGTTCACTTGACAGAACATGACAAGCAACTTGAAGAACATGCCAGAGACATTACTTCACACTCTGTTGCAATCACAGCGTTAAAAGCCTTCCAAGAAGGCTATGCTGCTGCAAAAGCAACTTATGACAGATCAAGAACGTAGGAGGCAAAATGAACATTCCAGTGACTTTGCAGTTAGTTCTTTTGTTCTATGTTGTAAACTCTGTCGCCTCGGCTTTGGTACAGGCTTTACCTGTACCAAATGGTGGTGTATGGTATCCATTCTTATATAAGTTTCTAAGTTTGCTGACAGCGGATTTCAAGAGTTTCAGTTCCACAATGCCTATGCCAGTGCTTACAACACAGAATTCTACTGGTCAGATTGATACAGTGTCTAAGCCAGTTAATCCTCAACCGAACACAGGAATTCTCTAATGCCATACCAGCCGCCTACTGAAGTAACGCCGAAGCTCATTGGAGAAGACAACTTCGATGAGATCTGTAATTTTGTCAAGGACAAGGTTGCACATTTTGATCGACGTTTGCAGACTTTTAGAACTGAGAAGTTGCCAGAATATGTGCGGTTATATAAGGCTCGCCCAAAAAATAAAGAGGCAGATTGGCCCTGGCCTGGCGCAGCGAACTTGGTGATTCCTATCATTGGTACTGCCTCAGACGAACTTCTTGCTCGCATTATGGGTGGAATTTATATGTATGATCCACTCTGGGCAGCAACAATGAGTGGAGGATTGCCGAAGAAAGATGGGGAAGAGCTGAAACAGGTTGTTCAAAATTTCTTAATGGACATGGCTTATGCACCAGATGAGCTTGATTTGTACAGAGTAGAACAGAGCGCATTTCACAGTGCGATTAAGTATGGTACAGGAATTATCTACACGCCTTATGAGTACGAGACGCAGGTAGTACGTGAGTATAAATCTGGTGGAACCTCGGCAGAGGATGGACCTGTAGTTTCAGAAGATCGCATCATTACTAAGCGTGATGGTCCTCATCCTGAGTTGTTGCCGCTTAACAGATTTATCTTTGATCCTTCAGTGCCTAAGCTTGAGAATATGAAGCTCTTTGGACATATTGATTCGCTTGATATGTGGGCGGTGCAAGATCTTAAAGTGAAGAGTCCTTACTACAAACAGTCGGACATCGAGGAGTTGCTCAGTAATCCTGACGCTGTTCAAGAAACAGAGATGGAACGGGAGATCAATGAGCAGTTTTCGATTGATTCCTCTGGTGTGGATACTGGTGCAGCACGGTGGTACATTTATACAGTGTTCTTCACATACTATCTCAGCGGCAAAGAGTATTCCTTCCAGGCTAAGTATCACAAGAATTCTGAGAAAATTCTGTGGGTAGCTTTTAATAACTATCCTAAGAACATGCTTCCATATCAGGACATGAAATTAGCCTACGATGATGAGTCTTATCTTGGTACAGGTTTTGCTGAGATGATTCACATGATTCAGAAGGAATTGTCGAATAATAATAACTGGCGTACAAATAATCGTAACATGGCGATGCTGGGTGTATGGCGCGCTGATCCTGAATCTAAGCTTGCTTCTATGCTAGATGTGTTTCCTGGCATTGTGTTACCGGGTCGTAAAGATGAAATTGAACATATTAAAGCTGGCGCTGACATGGGCTACAGCGATGGTCCAGACCAGTTTCACATGGCTATAGCTAAGGAGCGTACTGGCGTTGATCCGGCCTCTGGTGGCACAGGTGGTGGACTTGTAAATCCAAAGCGTGGGATCTACAGTGCCAGCGGCACTTCTATGGTCATGGCGCAGCAGAATAACAGAAACAACCTGCGTACTGGAGACATGCGCTCAGCACATGTGAAGTTAGGTTGTAAGTTTCTTACAATGTACTCAAACTTTGGTATTGGAGAAAAGCTCAAGAAATATGGCAGTGATGCTGAGAAGTTAAAGAAGGCGCTTGATCTCTATCGCGATGGTACACTAGGTCTACGTCTTCGTCCAGCTTCGGCGTCTGCTAACAAAGAACTTGAAAAACAGAACGACATTCTTATCTCAGATAGGTTTGATCGTTACTATCAGAGTCAAGCACAGATTATTCAAGCAATAAATTCTCCCGGCATTTCACCAGATTTGAAACAGTATTACTTAGAAATGCTTCTTGCGACAAGAGTATCAGCTATGACCTTGGCGCGTAACTTTAACCGTGATAATCCAGATGCGTTGCTACCTGATGTGTCAAAGATTATCGAAGCCGCAATGCAGCAGATGCAGTCGCAAGCAGGAGCAGGAAATGGAAATCAACAAAATCGAGGATCTAATTCCATACCGAGTGGCCCTTCAGGAGCTATGGCTCAAGGAGGAGTTCCAGCCGGTGATGGAGTTGTTGAATAGTCTCAAAGAGGAGGCGCTTTCTTGGGCGAGGTATGATACGACTAAAGAAAGTGCAGATACTGTGAAAGCGATATCAACCAGAATTAGTACGCAGTTAAGAGTAACTGAGATACTTCTTGAGTTGCCGCAGAGATTAAGAACTCTCGAAGAGCAGCTAAAACATCAAGAAGATCAGACATTGAAGATGAGACGCTCGCAAGAAGGAGGCGAAGTTTAATGGCACTGTTCTCGTGGCAAAAGAAGGTCAAGGAAGATGGAGCTGAGGAGTTCGCTCTTCCTGATGAGTTGACTACTAAGATCGAAGCTGGTGCTAACGCGGCGGCTGATCTCACTCCGAAGGTGACGCAGATTTTAGAGTCGCTTGCGGGAATTAACAAGTTTGTGGAAACGCAGACAGCTAAGGACGTAGCAGCTACTCGTGCAGCAGCGGTGAAGACCTCAACTGAATCTCAGACTGAGCTTGAGGAACGTATTGAGTCTCTCATGCTCGAAGGTAAGACTAGAGAAGCTGTTGCTCTTGCTAGTCAGCCGGTTACAAACGAAGTGTTGTTGCTTCGTGCGGATCGGATTAAGCGTGAAGTTTTCGAGGATGCTGAAAAGTATCCTTATTACTCTGGCGATATCAAGAAAGAAGTTGATGCACTTCTTGAAAATCAGCCAGCGGCGTTTAGAAACAACGCGCAGAATGTTGAGAACTGTTACCATACGATCTTGGGCAAGCACACACCAGAACTTGTGGAAGGTAAACTCAAAAATCGTTTTGCCAGCTCAGAAGGCGGTCGTGGAACAAGTTCAGGTTCTGCTGGTAGTTCTGCTGTAGCAGACGATAACAAAAATCGTCTCGCTACACTGGAAGCAGATGAAAATGTCAAACGAGCTGCTAAGCATCTTGGGTTTACACCGAAGGCTTACGCTGAAATCTTAGATAAGGAA